CCATGTGCTTGGGCTTCAGCGTCGCCGACGGGCTGACGTTCTCCAACCTCAACTGGCAGGACGCCGACGGTGTCCTCTACGCCTGCGCCTCTTGGGAGGCCTCAGACGCGTGGCTGGAGAAGGCACAAGCGCCTCTGGTGCGCCCTGCGTGGGACGTGGACGAGGTTATCGACATGGAGGCCGCAGAGCGCGCGCAGGCGGTCATGGTGATCTCGGCAGATCCCATCCCCGCCTCGACGACGGCCCTCATCGCCATCAGCGGGATGCAGGCGCTAGATGCCATCGCGGCGATGGGTCTCACCGTAAGGCCAGAGCCAGAGGCTGAATGACAGCCCCGCCGGCATCTTGGAGAGTGACACGCGACGGCCTGATCGTATCGGTCGGCGCGTATCACGCCATGATACCGTTCGCGCAGTTCGGCGGCCTCGTGCTGGCGCTGATCGAGAAAATGAAAAATCGCGAGGGGCGCGGTGGTGATGATAAGCCGTAGCGCAGTCTGATCTTCGACCGATACAAAGCCGCTGGCCTCGTATGCGCCCCTCGCCGTCGTTCTAGCTGGTCACTCCATCGCCTGCAATATCTTTTCCCTCTGGATCCGCTGCAGCGTGCGCTCGATGGCCTCCGGGCTGCACGACCACGCGGCCTTCGTCTTGGGTTTGCTGACGGCGTCCCGCCAAAACTTGCTGCGCGTCGATGGCATGTCCGGGTTGAACTTAGATTGCGGCAGCTCGATCCCGAAACGCTCGCAGGCGCCAGAGATACTCGTACGATGCATTCCGTAGTGGCGCGCCGCCTGCGTCGCGTTCCATCCCTTCTCCTTGGCAGCCGTGATCATGTCCTTGGTGATAAACTTTCTACCGGCCATATGCTTTCTCCTTGATGGCTTCGATGTCTTCTTTGTTTTGCTGGGCAAGCCACAGGATCAGCTCGTACTGCTCCTGCGTGACCCAAAAGCTGGGCGACTTGACGTACCCGGCCAGCCTCAGCGCCCTCGCTCCGGGGCTGTTGCTGGCGTCACGGGGCATCGCTTCCCTCAATCTCGGCCAGCGTGGTTCGGGCTTGGTCCTTAACATCGAGTGCCTCAGACCAATCAGTCACGTCCATGTTGCTGGCAAAGGTCACAAGCTCCACCGCCTTCGCCAGCTTGTCCTCTGCTGCAATAAGTTGGCGGCACAAATCGACCTGATCCTTCGCCAACTCATCCGCATAAGCCTCGGCCTCCTTGGCGTCAGCACGGGCGGCTTCGAGTAGTTCCTTATGTTCGGCGTAGGTCTCAGCCTCACGGGCCAACACGTTCTCAAGCCGAGAGTTTAGGTATTCGTTGGACGCAACAAGTTGCTCGATGCGGTCGGCGGCGGCAACCATCAGCAGCCGCTCACTTGTCTCAGTGCCAAACGCCGGATCGCGCAGCCGCTTCACCAGATCGTCACTCATTTCCCCCTCCTCGCCGGGCAGTCCCGGCCTTGGTTGCAGTCGTGTGTGCAGGGTGGGCAGGTCATATCAGCCCCTCCTTGATCATGCGGTCAGCGTTCAGCACGACCATTGTTCGCTTCTGTCTTTCCGCCTTGCGCTTGGCTGGGCGCATGAAGGCGTTGATGAAGTCTGCGCTATGCGGATCAACGACCACGGCAGACAACTTGAGGCAGTCTGGGCATTGGAAGTGAACAGTGTCCACTGGTGCTACGGCCACCCAATCCTTGCCGCACTCAAAGCAGGCAACGTAGCTGGCTTGGTGTGGGCGGTGGTCGTCTAGGTTGATGATGTTGTTGTCACTCATGGCTCAACCTTGTGGAATAGGCACAGCTCCTCGGCCCCTACATGGCAGGCCAGCTCGTGCGTGTGACGGTGTGCTTCGGCGGCGTTCTGATAGGCCAAGTAGGAAAAGATGGTCCCGAACACCAAGAAGAAGTCAGTGAAGAAACCCCTCATGGCTCCACCTCCACATGCACGGGCAGCGTCTCGCACTGCATGTTGTAGTCATAGTCCAGCGTCTCGCCGACCGGCTTCATCGCGGCCATGCAGGCTTCCTCGCTGACGTAGGGGATGCCAAACACATCCCCCTCCATCGGCCCGGACAGCATTGTGATCCACAGGATCGTCATCGTTGCGGTCATGACGCCACCTGCATCAGTTCGTCCATCTCCAGCGCCCACAGATCGGTGCGCGGCAGTTTCATGGCCTCCAGCGCACGCTGCACCTCGGACGAGTTGACGTTCAGGAAGTGCGCCAACTCAATCGTCGTCGCCGCGCCGCCCTTCAACTCATCGCGGATACGGTCGGCCAGCGTCTTTTGCTCCGGCGCGGGCAGGCTGTCGTGCAAGGCGATGGCCAGCCACGGCGTCTTCTCGGGCTGCTGAACATTCGGAACCACGCTGGCCATGACCTTCTGACCGGGGCGCAGGCCTGTCTCCAAGGCCAGCTTGCTGGGGATAAACACGTTCTGCGTCATGTCGCTGGCCAGCACGCCAAAGCTGGTCCCCGTCGGCAGGCAGTTCGTCACGTAGATCTCAATCGGTTGCATTGTTTTTCTCCAGTTCAAGTTTCAACATCCGTTCGGCGTCACGTTTGTAAAATTGCAGGATCGATATTTCCTCCCCCACCCAGCTAGGTCTAACACCAAGACCGTGTTTGACCTCCAGGGCGAGGATCTCCTTTTCCTTGTCGGCGATGTATTCGCGCAGGCTTTCGATGGTCATGCTAGTATCTCCATCACGCTTTCGATGAAGGTTTGCGCGACCGGGGCAGCGATGGCATTGCCGTAGCCGCGCAGTCGTCCCACTCTGGCGGGAGACCCATGAGCCAACGGGGATGTGCCGGGTTCAACTGGCCGCCACTTTCCATCGCGGCAGAAGAGCCAGTCAGCATCTCGCCAGAAGCCGTTAGTCGGGCTGGGCCGTGTGATGTCGTCCACCAGGCAGGCCATGCCACCCGGCCCAGCAAGGCATTCGTCGGCACGTTCAGACACTCCGAGCCGTCCTTGTGATCCCTGGTCGTCGGCGTCGGCCAGCCCGCCAAACTGGCTGTTGCTCTCATTTCTTCCCGACGATCCCCCGGCAATTTGTCGTATGGGTTTCCCCGTCCGTCGGCCACTTTCGGCGTCGGCCAGCCTGCCTGATCCGCCGCTCCGGGCAGCTTCAGCACCTTCTTGTCGTGGTTCCCCTGACTGTAGGCGTACTTGCTGCCCGTCGTATCGTTCACCACTGGCGTCGGCCAGCCTGTCAGGCGTTCCGCTACAGACGGCAACGATGGGCTGAACTGACCCTGACCTTCTGTGTGATGATCCCGCATCTTCGGCGTCGGCCAGCCCAACAAACCAGAGGCGCTGTCGGATATGCGGCGCGCCGACGCCCGCAGCGCACAGATCTGCAGCCCCGAAGGCGTAGCCCGTTGCTTCCATGTCAGCGTGTACAAGGTCGAGCCAACCGAGGCCGTCCTTGCTTGCAACCTGCTCGCCAAAGACGACTGGAGGGCGGCACTGGCTGATGAGGTGGTGCCAGTGAGGCCAGAGGTGCCGCTGGTCATCAAACCCGCCTCTTGCACCTGCCGCGCTGAAAGGCTGGCACGGGCAGCTTCCCGTCCAAACAGGACGGTCGTCGGCCCAGCCTGCGGATCGCAGGGCGTAGGACCAGACTGCAATTCCGCTAAACCAATGGCACTGGACAAAGTCTCTGACATCATCAGGGGCAACATCGACAATTGATCGCTCATCTACTTCTCCATCTATTATATGTCCACGCTTGATTAATTCGCGCGTCCATGCCGCTGCTTTGGGGTCGATTTCATTGTAATAGTTCCACTTCTTTGTTATAAGATGTGGTGTCATAAGGGAGATCATGTTGCAACCTCATTGCGTAGAGTGTGGCCTTGAAATGGCCGGTAGTCACAGTCATAGAAAATACTGTTCACCAAAGTGCAAAGGCAGGCATAGAAAAAAGAACGCGCCATCAGGCCCAGTGACAGAGCATAATTGTCGGATGTGTGGCACGGCTTTCTCCATCGGTCCTGGGCAATACAACAAATGGCTTTGCTCCGCCGAATGCAGAAGGTCATCAAACGCTCTTTCAGCGCGAACATTCCATCTGCGTAAGCCGCGTATGGAGGCAATTTACCGCGCCAGAACAAAAGAAAAGCAACCGCCAGATAGTCAAAATCGCCGCTTCTACCTTTTGAACCCCGATGCCCCGCGTCGCTGCGAAGGATGCGGAGAAACACGGGTTCTTGAAGTGGCCCATAAGCCTGGCCATGAAAGGTTTGGAGAGAGACGCTCTGCAAAGAACATGCGTTGGCCTGAAATGGTTTGGGTGCTTTGCCCAACTTGCCATAGGCTTTTGGACAGAATGCACTACTCGCCAGAAGACTTGGGTTTGTGTTTTCCATGAGAATAATGCTCACCACCCCATACCGTGTCCGATGAGCAGCAAGGCATAGCCGCCGCCAAAGATTGCGATGACGCCGATCAGGTCGGCGAGGATGTCACGAATACGCATTATTTGATCTCCTTTGCATTTTTGATGGCGGCGTGCAGGCGCTCACGCAATTCAACGCGGCGCAGGTTGTGCAGCATCTCGCCAAGATCCTGATAGTCGGGCTGGCTGTGCGTGCTGTAGTCCATATCACGGTCGATGCAGTCGAGGGCCGTGTAAGCGTGATCAAGCGAGATGGTGATGGTGATGTCGGTCATGTTGCTCTCCTAGAATGGTGGTTCAGTTTGGTCTTTGGTTGGTTTCCACTGTGGCGGCGCGTAGGCCGCTGGCTGGGGGCGGGGTGCTGGCCGGGCGATGACGCCCAGCCTGTTGAGTTCTTGCTCGAGGTCGGTCAATCTTTGAACCTTACGTTTGTTTTGTTGAATTTTGGGTGGTTGTCGTAGCGGCCAAACTGAACGTGAATTTTGTCGTCAGCGTCGCTTCGGACCGATCCGCTCCACCACTTATTGCCAGTGTTGTAGCGGCCTTCGATCCCATAGGCAAAAAGCCACCCGTATTTCTCATCCTTCACCGCGCGGACCCGGCGAGTTTCGCGGCCCAGCGTCAGATCAACGGTGCCCTCGATGTCTCCCCATTTGGAAACGCCTGTCTTGGTGAAGCTGTCGCGGTCAATCGTGATGGTCATCTTGTTCATCCTTGTTTGCTAGTTCGTAGGACCACCATACAGCCTGCCACACCGCGTGCAAGCAAATAATTGCGCTTGACGCATCTTTTTATAACACCTAAGGCTAAACCACCGAAACATGGGAGAACGCCAATGATGGCTCAGAAACAAATCAGGCAATGGTGCGCCAAGGACGGCCGGAAGCTGGGCTGGGTCGCCCAGCAGATCCCGGTGGCATCCTCCAGCTTCAGCCGCTGGATGACGGGCCGCATCGTGCCGTCGGCAGTTTACCGCCACCGCATCGCCGACATCACCGGGATCGAAGATCTGCGGTTCGAAGAGGAGTGGATCACCGAGGGGTCGATAGCATGAACCGTTCCGAGATCCTCGACACCGCCAAAGAGTACGTCACCAAGGACCGCGCCGGCACGCACGGTGACGCGGAGGCCAATTTCGGCCTGATCGCCGCGTATTGGTCGGCCCACCTCGGGCGGAACATAAAGAGCCACGACGTGGCCGTGATGATGACCCTGCTGAAGCTGGCACGCGCCAAGTCGAACCCGGCCCACGCGGACAACTGGATTGACGGCTGCGGATATCTGGCCTGCGGCGGGGAGATTGCCGACAAAGAGAACGACATGCAGGCCAAGATGATGGTCGGCTTGAGGGGCGAGGCTCTCTGATGGCCCTCTACATCGGGATCGACCCCGGCAAGACGGGCGCCATCGCGGTCATGGACGGCGACGAGATGACGGTGCGCGTCTACGACATGCCCGGCACCATTGAGGAGAAGCGCGCCATCCTGTCGGAGATCGGCAGCGTACGATGCGCGTGGATCGAGAAACCGTTCTTTCCGAGGATCATCGGGACGGCCAACGTGGCGCGTATCGCGCAGGCCTACGGCGAGATGAAGGCGTGCCTGTTCTACGCGGGCGTGCCGACGAATGAAGTGCCGCCGGCTGCTTGGAAGAAGCACTTCGGCCTGTCTCCGGACAAGGACGCATCCAGAGCATACGCATCAAGCGTCTTCCCGGATCAGTCCGACCTGTGGGCGCGCAAGAAAGACGACGGGCGAGCCGAGGCGGCTCTCATCGCATACTACGGGTGGAGGAAGA